TACAGTCAGCCTCTAGCTGGTCAGCAGCTTGATTCCCACGTTTCTGTCTAACAACACTCAGATACCGTAACGCTGAATCCCTGTCTGCTGCTCTCCACGCCAGTACAGCCCTGACTTCACATTGATGCCTGTATTCCTCAGTCTCTAAAACGTCCATTGTTGTCAAAGTCCATTGGTCTTGATCCTGCCGATTCCACAAACTGCTGGCTAGCTTGGTGATACCAAAGCTGATACCACTCCTGAGCCTCTCCGTTACGCTGCTTCTCGTTCATTAGAAACGTATCGCCCTGTGATTCATCTATCTGCTCACCACGATTTCGCTGGTTTTCCTTCTTCTTGTTGCGCCACACAAGAAAGACGTTATCCACCTGATCGCTAATGGAACCAGAGCCTTTTAGGTCGTTCTTATTCGGTGTTACCTCGTCTGAGGCTTGCTTGCGGATATGGTGGACTAAGTGAACATGGACGTTATGATCCCTAGCCAATGCCGTTAGCTCATCAATAAAGTTCTTCTGACCGTTAAAGTCATCCTCGTTCTTGACGCATTTCATCAGGGAATCGATAAAGATATGCTGAACGCCTAATTCCATAGCGCAATATCTGGACATAGCCACAACCTTGTCAGGGCTAGTCGTTCCCTGCTGGTCGTAAAGGTATAAGGAATCAGCCGTATACTTTTCTAATCTTCCTAGAAGTTTGGTGATGTAAACCTCACGATCCGACGCTAACGGATCATCTACATACTCACCAGCAAACTGTCGCAACATCCTTTCTAACGTCTTTTGCGGCTTCATCTCAAACGACGCTATGCAAACCTTCTGACCCTGTTTCACTAGATGCAGCGCGATTTGTCCTGTCAGTAGCGACTTACCACCACCGTTAGAACCAGCATAAACCGTCACCTCTCCCGGTCTGAACGCAAAAGAATCGTGCGTCTTACTCCAGGGCAGTAGGATTTTTGTATCTCTAGACTCGTTTAGATAGCTTTCCTTAATTGCATCTAGGAAATCTCTAGCCTGTTTAACCTTTATCGTTACGTCGTTTGAATGTAGATACTTCTCTACATCAATCGAGTCAGACTTGATTATCCTCAACCGTCTCGCTTCGTCTAACTCCGCTGCTCTTTGCTCCAGACTCATCTTGTCTCCCTAGTTCGTAAAGCCTGTTAAGTGAAAAAACGCTACCAACCCAAAAGCCCGGTACTACTTCGCTAAAGCCTAACTCAATTAACTTGGATTCAGTCACTTTCTCTCGCTTTCATCATGGCATCAGCAATCTGATAGGCAATATCAGCTTCCTCAAAGGCGTTCCAGTCAGCAATACCCTCATCATCATTAAACCTAATAACCAAACTTTGCATAATTTTTGCCGCAAAGTAATCTCGTAAATCCATGCCATCCTGAGTCGTTATGTGACCGTTATCCTTCAACGTAGGAAATGCTTTCATCCTCATGCTTTGCTTTGGCAATTCGACCTTCTCCTCAACATAATCCTCCCATTCACCGTCTGGAGTCCGCTGAATCTTATGCCGTATCAGCACACCATCTTTGTACAACCTCTCGTGTCTTGGCTCCCAATTCATGTTTCCTCCTATAAATAACTTACCGCTTCGTTAATTCGCGTAAAAGCCGTTTTAAGCCGTTTTTTATCCACGTCTGATACCTGCCTACCCTCAGCCATATCAAACGCCGCTATCGACGTAATAAGCGCCTCAAATTGGATTATTTTCATTAGGTCTGTGGCATAAAACGGTCTACGGACTGGTTTATTCGTTTCGCTAGGCATAAAAGATTGATCTTTAGGAAACAGATCAGTCAAGTCCATACCGACTGCACTAACGACTTCGTAAGCCGAGCAACCAGCAAAACACTTCAGCAGAATCCGTCCGTCATCAGTCTCAGTAATCGCTAGGCTAGGACGCTTATCCTCATGCGCTGGACAACAGGCTACCCAATGACCACGCTTACCTTGAACCTTCTCCAGCTTGTTTAGGAAATCTCCAATCATTTCAGAATCCTCCCAAAAGGAAGATTCGGCGTGCTGGAGACCGTAATTTCATCTTCCCAACGTCTAGCGTTAAGCCATGAGGCAGGATAAGGAACATACGTTAGGTCATCAGTATCTAATTCCTGAATTATTATGGCTTTAGCAATTTCATCAAAAAGCTCATCAGTCATATCCAGCTTGCTAAATGCTTTCCTAGCAGCCTCTTTAGCTACCCTTTTAGGATAAAGTTTCCAAAATTCGGCAAAATAATCTCTGGTAGTCTCTGTATTTAATGTGATCTTGCAAGGTTTATCTAATCGATCTTGCAAAGGTTGCGAGATGGAAGAACGCAACATTGAGTAATTTGGTCTGTAGTAAAGCGTCTGATCCCAATGGTTTTCGCTCTTACGTTCAGCGATAAGTAATCCATCTTCACGAAGACGTTTCAAAATTGAAAATATTGTTCGCTCAGACCAAAACGGAAACTGCTTTTTCCACTCAGGAATCGAGTTATAGACCCATGTATAGCCATCATCATAGGTTTTTGCTTTGTTGCACCAGTAATGAACCTGCTGGATAACGATTGCTTCATTTAGACCATATAGCTCCGCAAGAGTAGGAAGCACCACTAACGGATACTCGTCAATAAGAACATTCATAGCTTTTTTCCAATAAAAAAAGCCCTAGGAGAGACTCTCACCGAATTACCGGCGTTGGCGGACTGGCACGTACCAGCAGAGTCCCTTCTAGGGCTTACGTGAACACGCCGCCAAGCGTGTGCAAATCATACCTTCGGGTTTCTTCTTTCGCAAGTCTTACAAACATCGCTATTGTTGTACTGCGCTAACGATCTTGTTTTTTTGCAAACAGAGCAAAGCCGAGTACTAAAGTTATAAATCGTTTCCGTTCCATGTGAATCGGACTTTCGACGCAAGGGTTTTGAAGGGTCTATTTCCAATGGGTTGACCTCTAGGGCTAGTTTTAGGCAAAAATCTTTGTACTTCTTGTTTAGGTTGCTCTTTTGGTAAGTCTTTTTTCTTAACCATAATTGTGCCAGAGTTAGAGTGTTTCATAATAGAATGTTTCTATTGGGATATGGATTCCTATTAGAAATGTTTTTACACACAAATCTTGAATCGGTTTAGTATTTCGGAACTGCAACTAGGAGATTAAATTATGGATAAGCAGGGTTACGAGCAGTTCTTAATTGGTACGCTACAAGACGGGTTTCCCGGCGAGTTGACTGCCTGTTTCAAAGATACATTAAAACAGTCACGCGAGGAACGGTTAGAGGAAGAACTTTGCATCCTCCTTGAGACTTGCGCTGTGTTCCAGTCCGATCCACTAAAGTTGCAAGCAGCTATCCGTCGCAACATGGTCGGTATCGTCAACAGACTGGTTAAAGAATCTACACTTCCTGAATATGTCGAAACTCAGGAAGATATTGATAGAGATCGTGGTGACTGGCTCTATCAGGAAATGAAAGACAGAGAAGCGGAGGGAAGATGAACCCTAGCCGTACAGAAATCGATAACTGGCAACTCGCTGAAATTGTCTATGCTTTGCGTCTATTGATTGATAGAGTAGAACGCAGAACAGCATCGTATGAAGATAAACAAATTGTCTACATGGCTTATCGTGCGTTAGAGAATACTCCGCACGTTATTAAGCAGATCGTAGACGAACTAGAGAGAGGCAACCAATGAAAAAGCTATTTAATCCAGACGATAAACTAGCAGACTTTATCGACCGTCATGCTGGTGCTGTGTTAGCGTGTATGCTGTTGCTAGCATTACTAATGGACAGCTTTGCATGAAAAAAACATTCCCTTGTATCTTAGACAAAGATTTTAAATATGTTCCGTCAGGCAAAACGAACATTCGCAAGACTTTCGACCGTATTCGCAAAGAGCAAAAGGAGGCTTCAACGATACAAACTACTACGCAAACACAATCTCACAATATCATTTTCAATAAGAAATTCGCTAAGGGATAAATAAATGGATAACCAACTAGATAACAGACAGCAGGAACAAGACGAACATCAACAATGGATCGTTTACCAGAAGCTACAGACAGCTAGGGTCAAGCTACAGAACGTAGAACTCAAGAAGTCTGGTCATAACAGCTTTGCAGGTTTCAAATACTTTGAACTAGGTGACTTCTTACCTACCGTAAACAGTATTTTCTTTGAGTTAAATCTTTGCTCAGTATTCAGCATTGAGAATAATGAAGCTGTAATGCGGATTATTGACACAGAGTTTGGTGGAACAATATTCTTCCGTAGCCCTGTAGTTGATGCTGTATCTCGCGTTACGATTGACGCTGGCAAATCACCACCGATTCAAGCCTTGGGAAGTCAGCACACCTACCTACGTCGCTACCTATTTCTCAATGCCCTTGAGATAACCGAGCATGACGCAGTAGATGCGACTCTAGGTCA